AAAGATTTGCTGCTATAGCTGACATGAATGTTGGTGATATGAACCAAGCAATGCCAGTAGGCACTACAGTAGCTTTACTTGAAAGAGGCACTAAAGTTATGAGTGCTATACATAAAAGACTACATTATGCTCAAAAAATAGAATTTGATTTACTTGCTAGAGTTTTTGCAGAATATTTACCACCTTCTTATCCTTTCACAAATGGCACAGCACCAAATGAAATAAAACAACAAGATTTTGATGGCAGAATAGACATAGTGCCTGTATCTGACCCAAACATATTCTCACAAAGCCAAAGAGTTACATTAGCACAAGAATTATTACAAATGGTGCTTTCAAATCCTGAAATACATGGACAACAAGGCATGTATGAGGCTTACAGAAGGATGTACTCTGCATTGGGTATAGACAATGTAGAATCATTGATACCACCACCACCTGACATGACACCGAAACCTATTGATGCTGGATCAGAAAATGCTGGTCTTTTGTTAGGACAACCAGCACAGGCTTTTGAAGGACAAAATCATGAAGCACATTTAGAAACACATAAAAGTTTGTTTTTGACACAAGTTGTTAAAGATAACCCACAGATACAATCAATTATAATTAGTCATTGTATGCAACATTTACAGTTTTTATCAGCACAACTTGCAAATCAACAAATTCCACAAGAAATACAGTTGCAATTACAAGAAACACAAGCTCAAATGCAACAAATGTCACCTGATGAAGCTATGCAAGTGCAACAACAAATTCAAATGACACTTGACCAATACAGTGCACCTATTATGGCTCAATTAACAGCTGAGTTTTTACAGTCTATAGGTCAAGGGCAAAGCAGTGACCCATTGGTTGATATAAGAAAATCAGAGTTAGAATTGAAAGATAAAGAGTTAAATATACAAGCTGAACAATTTATGCAAAAACAAAATCAGAGAGCACAAGAAAAAATGCAAGAAAATAGTTTGCAAAAAGATAGGATAAATGTGCAAAAAGATATAGCAGATGATAAACTAGATGTAGCTATGGACAGATTGAAACAAAATGCTGAACTCAAGCTACTAGAATTAGGTGCAAAACAGAGGAATTAATTATGACAACTTCATTCAAAACAAAAGCAGTTGCAGAATTGCGTGAAGCCAAAAAATTAGAAAGAGAAAAAGAAGCCCTAGCAAATGCTGAAGCTGAACAGATGCGTGAAGCTAAAGCCAAAGCAAGTGCTGAAAGAATAGCAAAGAAATTAAAAAGAATTGCAAAAAGTGAAGAACCTACACCCACAGAAGAAGTTGTAGAAAAAGTGGTTGAAAAACCAAAACCAAAAGCAAAAGTAAAACCAAAACCAAAGGCAAAAGCTACTGGCAAAAAAAGAGGTAGACCACCAAAGGCTAAAAAATAATGCCTGATGAAATTGAATTAATAGATGCCCTTAAAAAATTTATATCAACTAGGAGGTCACAAATATCTGAAACTATGATGTCAGGTGGCTTGAAAGATATGGAACATTATAAATATTTGCAAGGAGAGTTATCTGCACTATACTATATGGAAACAGAATTACAGAATATGTTTAAAAGAAGTTAAATGGCACAATTAAAATCTACAAATGACATAGTGGCTGAAGCTTATATTAAAGAAGAAGCTAGGGTATTAGACCCTACTCTGTTAGAAAAATCAGCTTTAGACAGGATGCCACAACCTACAGGTTATCGCATGTTAGTGCTACCTTATGCTGGCAAAGCACAAACTAAAGGTGGCATACATTTAGCACAGAGCACAGTAGACAGAGAGGCTTTGGCTACTGTAGTTGCTTATGTAGTTAAACAAGGTCCTGAGTGCTATAAAGACAAAAAAAGATTTACTGGAAAAGCTTGGTGTGAAGAGAAACAATGGGTTTTAATAGGGCGTTACTCTGGCTCTAGGTTTAAACTTGAGGATGGTGCAGAGGTAAGAATCATCAATGATGATGAGGTTATAGCCACAATTCTCAATCCTGATGACATAGTGAGTTTATGATGAATGAACAAGAAAATGCACAACAAACACAGCCAGAAGCTGAAGATGTTGAAGTAGAGGTAGTAGAACAGGAAGTTGTAGAATCTAGCCCAGATGATGAGCTAGAAAATTACACCAAATCTGTATCTAAAAGAATTAACAAGTTGAATGAACGTAACAGACAAGCTGAAGAAAAAGCAGCTAGGCTGGAACAAATGTTGGTTCAAAAACAACAAGAAACAGCATACCTAAACCAAGACAGGTTGCAGACTCAACAAAATTTGTTAGCTAAAGAAAAAGAAGCTATTGAAGCTAAAGAAATGCAAGCCAATGATTTGTACAAAAGAGCTGTAGATTCTGGAGATGCTGATTTAATGTCCAAAGCTGACACTTTAAAAAGTGATTTGAGCATACAAAAAGAAAAAGTTAGAGCACAAGAAGAAGCTCAACAGCAAAATTTTCAAAATCCACAACCAATACAACAAGAACAATATCAAAATTATCAACAACCACAACAGGTTGCACCTGACCCAAGCCCACAAGCTAAAGGTTGGCATGAAAAAAACCAATGGTATGGTGATAATAGTAGTGATGAAAATGTGCAAGCAACACAATTTGCTTACTTTACTCACTACAATTTAGTTAATGAAGGTTATGAAGCTGACTCAGATGAATATTATAGTGAGCTGAATGACAGAGTTTATAAAGTTTATCCTGATTTACAGGCTAATGAAGACGTGAAAAATGAAGGCAGACCCGCTGTGCAAAGAGTCACTTCAACTTCTGTAGGAAGTCGTCAAAAAACACAAGGCAAGAAGAACGGAGTGACTTTTTCTAAATCAGAAGTTGAACGTCTCAGAGGATTAAAACCACACAATATGTCTGAAGAGGCATGGTTGAAATCTGTTGCTAAAGAGAAACAAAAAATTTCACAAAGAGAGGCAAAATAAAATGACTAATGAAATAGAACAAGAAGCTACTACCAGACAAACCCGTGAATCCGAGTCTCACGCTAAAGAATCTCGTAGAACCCCGTGGAGACCAGTAAGAAAACTAGAAACACCTCCAGCACCTGAAGGATATGAATATCGTTGGATAAGAGAATCAATGATGGGGCAAGAGGATAGAGCAAATGTAAGTAGAAGGCTTAGGGAAGGTTGGGAGCTTGTAAAAGGTTCTGATTTACCAGAAGATTTCAACTTGCCTACTATGGATTCTGGCAGACATACTGGTGTTGTTTATAACGAAGGACTACTCTTAGCGAAGATACCACTTGAAACCATAGCTGAACGTAATGCTTATTACTCAAGCAAAAACCAACAAGCAAAAGAAGCTTTAGACAATAATATGTTTAATGAATCTGCTAAAGATGGTAGGTATGTCAAGTATGATTCACAAAGAAAGTCCAACGTCACTTTTGGTAAAAAGTGACAATCATAAATTAATAGGTAAAAATTATGGCTAATAAAGATGCCCCTTTTGGATTAAAACCTGTTCGTATGATGGGCGGTGCACCTTACTCTGGAGGACAATCCAGATATAGGATAGCAAGTGGAGCTACCACACCAATATATCAAGGAGACTTGGTTACGCAGTTGACTGCTGGTGTTCTCGGTAGACATGCTGCCACTGGTACTGTTCCTATTGTTGGAGTGTTTAATGGAGTTAGTTACACTGACCCCACCACAGGCGAACAAGTTTTTAAAAATTACTATCCCGGAAGCATAGCTGCTTCTGATATAGTAGCCAATGTGATTGATGATGCTAATGTTGTTTTTGAAGTACAAGCAGATGACACTTTCCCTGTTGCTGACTTGTTTGGAAATTTCGACATAGTAGACAACTCTCCTGTTGGTGATACTTCTTCAGGCATATCTAATTCAGAGGTTGATGTAACTACTGGTGCTACAACAGCTACTCTTCCTTTGAAAGTAATAGATATTTCAGAAGACCCTGATAACGATGATGTAGCAACAGCTAACACCAATGTTCTATGTGTGATTCAAAACCACATCATGGGTCAAAAAGGTGCTGGTTTAGCATAAGGAGTTAATAATGGCAATATCAAGAGCTCAACTCGCTAAAGAGTTAGAACCCGGATTAAACAGTCTTTTTGGCTTATCTTATGATGAGTATGACAGGGAGTACGAAGACATCTTCTCTATAGAAGATTCAAACCGTGCTTTTGAAGAAGAAGTGTTAATCACTGGATTTGGTTCAGCACCCACAAAAACTGAAGGTCAAGGCGTAAGTTTTGACAATGCTACTGAAAGTTACAGTGCACGTTATACCCACGATACAGTGGCTTTAGCGTTTGCTTTAACAGAAGAAGCAGTTGAAGATAACCTTTACGATTCTTTAGGAAAACGTTATGTCAAGGCATTAGCTAAGTCTATGGCGAATACTAAAGAAGTTAAAGGTGCTGATGTGTTAAACAATGCTTTCTCTTCCAGCTTTACTGGTGGAGATGGTAAAGCTTTGATTGCAACAGACCACCCACTATCTGGTGGTGGTTCAGCTGCAAACAGAGCTACATCAATGGCAGACCTTAATGAAACTTCATTAGAAGATGCTTTAATTGACATCAGTGGATTCACAGATGACAGAGGGTTGACTATATCTGTTCAAGCTACAAAAATGATAGTTCCTAGTGAACTGGTTTTTGTTGCTGAAAGAATATTAAATTCTCAGTTAAGAAGTGGAACTTCAGACAATGACTTAAATGCTGTAAGAAGCACAGGGGTACTACCCGGTGGTTATTCAGTAAATCATTATCTGACAGACCCAGATGCTTTCTTCATCTTGACATCAGTTACTGAACAAGGTGATGGACTTAAAATGTTCCAAAGAAGTGCAATGGAAACTTCTATGGAGCCGGACTTTTCAACAGGTAACATTAGATATAAAGCTAGAGAGCGTTATTCTTTTGGTTTCTCTGATTGGAGAGGCATTTATGGTTCACAAGGTGCATAACTCGAACGATTAGAAATAGCGTTTATAACTCAACTATTTCAGAAAAAGGGCAACTTAGGTTGCCTTTTTTTTTGCTATTTTCTTTGTGCAAATACTTGCAAATTCCTACACATTTGATATTATAACCATGTGAGATTAATTAATAACAAGGAGAAAACATGAGTTTAGTAAAAAATACATACTACATAGGAGCT